TACCATATTGTAGACATAAAGAAGCGCCATACCTTTCGATATGGCGCGTTCAGTCAACTGAATTATTGTTATTGTCTGATTGAAATCCATGGGAAAGTGTATCTCGAAACCCAGACAGTACCGGCGGCGTTCATGGTTAGCGTGCTTGCACTATCACCAACATTATATAGGAACGCAGCATCTCCTTGTGAGTTACCATAGCCACCAATTTGCAAGCTTGTAACGCCCGTAGCAACTTGGTAAGATTGTGCAAGTGCAATATAACTCAATGCTGTAATCAAATCATTACAGGAAGCAATATAGGGTAAATCGGTAATATTTCCGGTTCTCGTAATAAGTATACAGGGAGTACCATGTACACCCGTTTTTACCTGTGCTTGTCCGATAATATTATCGCCGCTGTAAATATCATAGGTGGCGTTAAGAACCCATCTGTTAAAGTCAGTCGTAGTGTCTGCCATCGATGTAGGTGTACAAACTGCCGGCGTATTAAGCGTATCTGTTTCGACGAAAATTGGACAATACAGCGAACCATCGTCATTCCGAACATACCCGATAATATCAATTCGTTCGCCGCTGTTCCAATGTGCAGTGATATTGCTGCCATTCTTGTACGCTTGCGTAATCTGTTTTAGATTATAATTCAATCGAACACCAATGCCTGCAAGGTATGAAACCGTTATGTTCATAAAGTTAGATTCCGCGATTTCAGCCGCCGTTTCCGCACGCTGCGCTGCGGCGGCGGCCGACGCTGCGGCATTCGTTGCAGCTTCGGTTGCAGTGTCCGCCGCGCTTGCGGATGTATTTGCGGCGTCCGTTGCAGTGTTCGCGGAAATTGTAGCGGTATTTGCGGCGCTTGTTGCCGATTGTGCCGCCGTTGTGGCTGTTTCTGCATTTGAAATTGCGGTATCGATATCGCCAATTTTTGCGTTAATAGCAGCGTTAATTAGTGGAACGGCCAATTCCGGAATTGCTGCGTTAACCAACGGTTCAGTGATATCTTTAACGGCGGCTTCGATCATCGGCGTTAGTGTTCCATCAGCAGCCATTTGATTGATCTTGGCGTTGACATCGTCTGAAATATCCAGATTATCTAGATAATCTTCGCACCATTTTTTCAGGGTTTCAAAATCCAGTCCCAACTGTTTTACTGTTTGAATAATCCAATCAAGATTCAGTTCATGTGGGTTAGTATACGGCCAAAGGTGAAATGTAGAATCGTGCATAATATCATTCCTTTCTTTAATAAACCATTACGCACAATTCGTGCGCAAAGTCATCAGCGATTTGTTTGTACATATTTAGATAAATATTTCTTTGCAACTCGATCATTTCAGGCGCTGTCAATCGTCCGGTTGCGCCGGAAATCTTGATATCGCGGTTTGTATCCTGTGCGCCGTCATGCGTATTTTCTCCCGAAACTGTATCTCTACTGTTTCCAGAAACGGATGTTGAACCGTTCTCGATATTAGATTCGGTGTCAACACCATTTGTTTGTGTGCGGGAAGCTGTTTGCAATGCTATGCTATTATAGGCAGTATTGCTCAACGTTTGAGTATTACCGGTTGTTCCGCTTTTTTCGCTGTTTCTGCTATCGCTGCTATTGGCAGAATTTTCGCGATTTGTTGTACTGTTTCGTGACCGGGTATATTTATCTTTTACGTTTTTATTCTCATTCCATGATTCCGTAAAGTCGATAAGGGGGTCGTACTCAGCAGTAGCAGTTTTCAGAAAATATTCCCATTTATCACCATAGATATCACACAAAACTTTAACAGCATCTTGCATAACATCAAAGTTCGGGAACGTCAGTTCAAATGAATAGCAGCGTTTACGAATATAACTGATTGCGCGGTTTTTATCTAGTCCATTTGGAACGGTGAAATATTTGAATATGGTGTTTGACCAATCAATTTCCGTTCCGTTTGTCGTTGGTGGTTTGTACGCCAACATCCCCTCGATTGTCAATGTTGTCATTTTGTTCTTCGCCTCTTTTCTGTTCAGTCAACTGAATTCGCCAATCAACGTTCAATTGTGCGTCCGGAAAATGCTCGTTGATCTTCTTGATATCTTGTTTCCAATTTTGCATCCACATTTCCATGCGTGAAATAGTTTCAACATTATTTGCATTCACTTCATCAACAAGCATCCGTTCTTTCTTTTCCGTGTTTGCGTTCGGGATACCAATTTCTGTTGCAAACTGATTTTCAATTTTTCGCATATCTTCCAGTATCTCAGTTACAAGATAGTTTTTAGACAAATCCTGTGAAAACATTTCCCAGTTTTTATTGCCGGTCGTGCTATCAACAAGTTTTTTATCGATAACAACACACGGGTCACCTTGCGAAATTTGTCCAAACATCTTCCGGAACGCTTTCGCGACCGCGTCATTTTCAGCGAAAAACACATAGCCGAATTGTGTTGTATTCAAGTTTGCCATCATAGTCTGTTCGCACAAGGCAAGTTTTGCCGCGTAGCGGTTGACCATATCGAGAATACCACAGTAGTCGGGTGTCAGTGTCAACAATTCAGAATCTTCACCAAAGGTCAATTCATAAGTTTTGGTAGTATCTGGAAGTGTTACAACACATCCCGTCGGCTGGTAGTAGATGTTGTAGCCTTTAAGTCCCGGACGCGCAAAGATTGTACCGTATTCCGGTGTGCTGAAAACTACAATCGAACCCCAACAGTAGAGGGTATAGAGAAAATAGTTTTTAGCCCAATCCGGATTCATCTTCCACTTTGCAACGCTCATTGCACGTTGAAGTAGATAGCGTCTGTAATATGCCGCTGCAACGTTATCGAGGTTGTGAATTGTGGACGGTACTATTGTACCGTCGTAAAGGTTCAACATATCGTAACTTGCAGGAATGAAATTATTCATAGAAAAAGCCCCCGTTCATAAATGATATAATTTTAGCTAGTTCAACCGATGTCGCCGGTGCTTCGCATTGCGCATTTGAACATAGTATATAACCGGATAGTGTCGATATTTGCAATTTTTTCATTGTTGGATATCCGACTATATCATATGGCGGTAATTCATATCCAGTTGTATAAGTATATATCAATATATCACCTAAATCTGAATATTGTGTTCTATTACCACTACCACCTACCATATTAACATTTTTTGTTACAGGGGACGCCGCATATAAAGCTAATGTTGTAACATTCGCCGCGGCTTCCAATGTTTTCCCTGCTACGCGATTATGAAATTTAGGATTATCCGTTACAATGTTATCTTCGATAAAGTTAGTAACATCTCTATTTTCTGATACTGCAAAGGCCGTTGCTGGCATAGCCACGGATTGTACTGCTAATCTTTTCGCGTCATTTAATGAACCCACACCTGTCGATTCTGTTAAACAGGTTGAAATACTTGTCGCCACCATAGGAATATCAACAGCAACATTACAATTTATAACTGCTATTGGCGTATCTAATACAATTGTACTGTACCGATATATCATATATACGCCCTGTCCCGTTGCGGTATCTACTGTTAGAGTAATATCTAATGCAGGATTTTCAATTTCGGGGTCAGTATCTGCAATAAAATCTCCGCTTAATTCATATACACCATATGCAGGCAAATATATATTGTAAGTAGAAAACGCAGAACTTCTAATATAACGATTATTAGAATTAAACGGAATTTCAATTTGGTTTTCATAAAGATATGTATACACATTTGCCAATCCGACGTTATCAGCATCTGTAAAAGATATTGTATACCATCCCAATGGAATTTCCTTAATATTTCCGGCTTTTCTGCCAACGGCGAATGGAAACCATCTGCATGATACAATAAATTGCATAGGATCGTATATTGTTTTTAACTGTTCTTTGTTTAAGTCTGTGTATATACTATTGTCACTATCGCATAAACTTCGTACCAAATGTATTAGTGCTTGCTGCGGTAGAACATAATAGGTAACTGCTCCCCCGTTAATATTTCCAGCGGATATTACTCCCTTAACACCCAAAACATATGTACCATCATTTATATTATCAAACCATGATACGCGCTTAACCGATTGTGTTGTATTATAAAAGCGCGGAATTATTTTATCATCAGCAATATTAGAATTTCTATTTGAAGCTGAACGTAAAACGAAATTTGAACTTGCGCCTATATACGGTTTCCATGTTGCCAAAACATCACAATCTAGGGTTATAAACCATCTACCGCGATCATAATAATAATCTGTTATGAAATAATATCGATTCCAATTTGAAATATAACAATAATTATAATTATCTTCAATTTCTTTATTAGAACCAGCAATTATTATTATCGGTGTAATTGCGCTACATCCTGTTTTTACTTCGCATTGATATGTTCTCGGCGTTCCTGATGGACGTTTTGTGGAATTAAGTTTTTTCGCAAACGAATAAAATTTAACTTCAAAAGCCATTATTTACTCCTTTCCGTTCAGTCAACTGAACAAAAAAAAACAGGACGCATTACACGTCCTGTTTTCTATAAATCTTAATCCAGCAACAGAACAATGCCATTTTCGGTGAAGTCGTTCCAATATCTATGCGTAAAGTGATAAAACAGATTCGTATAACCGCCAGCCGCGTTAAACGGTGTGGAAGCGCTCCACTCATTACAGATATTGTAACCCAGCGCATCACGATCAAACAGAACGCCAAACACTTTATCGTTAGTCATTGCAACTTCTGGAGACGTCAGCGTTCCATCAGGTTTCATGTAAACCGGAATTGTACTGATACTCGACGGCGAGTTGATCGACTGCCAGAAATTCACATTCTCATGATCTGCCCATTTCAGGTAGTTATCATGATACGCGTCCGCCAGCACGCGCGTGTTAGTCTGGAATACGGTCGGAGTGTTCAGATATACGCGCAAATCCTCCGGATTCGTATGCCGTTCAATCGGTAGTCCGGTGAAATTCGTATGGTAAATCGACGAACGTTCGGTCATCATCTGAGCCGCCGTTGCGACTTCAGCGAATACCCATTTCATAAACCCGTCGAAATACGTCGGGGTCAGCACGGTGTCTTTATCGGTAATACCCATAGCGGCCGCGTATTCAGTTACCAAATGCCGAACGCATTTGGCGTTGTTTTCCACCATACGACCCGCAATAAAGTTGCAAAGAATCGCTCTTGCCATATTTTCATTCGCCTGCTCGATTTGATTCGCAACGTTCTCCGCGATCATCGAATAGAATTGCGCGAATTCGCCAGGACTGGAAAAAGCAACGTCAAGCTGATCTTTATAAATCGTCGGCGACTGCTTCTGCCAGGTGATCGAACCGTAAAAGTTAGTTTGTTTTACAGCGGGTTTCTTAACTTTATACATATCGATCGATTCGCCGTCAACAAGTTCAAAGGCCTGGTTGTCATCAAATGCCTGATCGGACAACTGCAACTTACGGACGATGTTGCCCCAACGATCTTTGGAAATTTGAACGCCTTTGAACTTCGCCGTGTACGGTCTGGACGAAAAAATGGTGCGCGTCAAAACCTGACCGATAGCGTTCAACAGCGGGTCATATCCAGCTTTCAAACCAACCTGCGCGACGGTTGCAAAATTTGCACCAGTCAACGCCGTAAGCGCGCTATTACCCGTAGCTTGAGAAACAACACTATTAAGAACGCTCGACGCCTGTTCAACGGTAAGTGCATTTACTGCCATAATTATTTACCCCCTTCGGGACTATTATATCCCAACAAATATTTGTTGATATCGTCAATGGTTTCAGCTTTTGCACCATTGCTGATATCGCGATTTACATTATTTTTCTGCATTCCCTGCACGGTATTCGATAGCTGTAAAATGCTATTCTGCATTGCGCGCAACGTTTCTGCAACGTCACTGGGCGCACTATCGTGTTCAGGGTTATGCACTTCCGGTTCAGTTGACTGAACAGGTTCCGCAATATCTTGCGCTGCTACTTCCTGTGCAGTGAAACTTGTGATATCCTGTTTAGTAAACCCTGCCGTTACCAATGCGCACAATTGCTCGACACTGATACTCATTTCTGCATCTCCCTCAAAAGTTCATTTACACGTTTTTGCACGGCTTCATACTTATCGCCCAAAGCATTTTTCCGTGCAACACCGTTTCCATATTTTCCGCGAATAACATCCCATGCCAGCTGATCGATATCGTCGGAAATATAAGAAACTTTTTTCGGAAATTCCCGTTTGCCCGCGAGATAAAGTTCGGGGTCTACTTCTTTACCGTCAATCGACATTTTAGTATGCAAGTGTTTGCCCCTTGCATATTTTCCGGTTTTTCCCTCATGACCTACAATATCTCCGGTTTTCACCTGCTTCCCTGTGGACGTCAGCAACTTCGCCAAATGGCAATAAGTAACCGAAATATAATTGTTCGATACAGTTACGATATTTCCGTACCATCTATCGAAATATGCGTCGGTTACTACGCCATCCATTACCGAATGTACAGGTGTGTACAAATGCCCTCTGGTATAATTTCCAACGCTGTCGATTGCTCGATGAACGTTCGAGAATCGATTGGAAATATACCCGCGCGTGTCACTGTTACCGATATACGGCAACCATTTCTGATAAACAATCTGATATTTAGCCATCGTTTTTACTTCCTTCCAAAAGAATTCTCAGGTCAGTCATAGCCTGCGTGTTGCGGTCAATTGCTTCGCGCATTTGACCGAGCATATCTGCATTTTTGCTATTCAAATCTACAATTTCTTCACGGTGCTGAGACGTAATTTTCGCGATATCATCACGGTACGTTTTGTGCTGAACGTAAATGTAATAACCCATTGCGAAACAAATTGCTGCAAGAACACCAAAATTTTGCAGAATGTTCATGAAAGTTTCCATCTTTTTCACCCCCCCATCCCCATTGAAGTCGCTGACAATTTGAGCATACAACACATTCCGTATACATTATGTTCAGCGTCGTCTACCCGATTGATACATAACTTGCCCCTCAAATTTCAGCGCTCGAATGATAGGCCGAATTCGTTAGGTTCTCACCCTCTGCGCACCCGATTCCGTCGGGCTGATTGTTTCAGCGCTTCCGGCCTATCGTTCCAGCGCTGAATTCAGTCAACTGAATCAGCGTTGAACAAAATCGAAAAATGCTTCAAAGGCGACTTTCTCGGTATATGTTTCAAATCTAACTTTACCGTTTAAGTATGCCATTTTTAAGAATGCAAACCTTGCTCGAAATTGACGCGCTTCTGCGCCAAAAGCTTGATAGCATTTCACACTTTTCGGAATTGTACTTGTTACATAAAATAACGAGTTGTCTCTGTTACAAAAGATTCCGATGTTGCCTATTGCGCATACAGGCGTGAACGGTTTCAAATTGTAACTTTGAACATATGCGAAATCATCATTGTTAAATTCGTTTTCAATTGCCATCTTCGCGTACTCAGATTTTTCCCCTGCCATTCGATATAGTGCAGTTTCTTTTTTCTGAACACTAATTGGTGAATTTTTGAAATTGATTAACAAAGTGTCTCTATCTCGTAAATCTGTAACTTCTCTGCCTGTCTCGATCATTCTACCGTAATACTTCATCAACCCCAAATCGATAAAATACGGGTTTGCCAGAGAATCGCTATTTGATAATCCGGTAAATCTAACGGCCGGTTCGCCTTGTAATTCGCGGTTTCTGTTCACGGTTTCATAAAGATTGAGTAGTGCAAAGCATTCTTTTTTAATTGGGCGAGCGTGCGGTTCGGGAACAAACTCGTCATAAATGATATCCCGTACAACGTCAGCATTCAGACCGCGTACGTTATAAAAGGTTGACAATGCAGACATATAGCCAACAAGTTCCTTTTTATCATCTCCTAACACACGATAAATTCGCGTCAAGTCCTCATGCGGTACATCCTCATATTTGTATTCTTCATTGTACATTTTAGCGATAGGATTCAAAGGTGAAAAGTCTTTGGATTTAATTGCTTGATATTGTTTCGCCGTACGTCGAATATAAAGGAAAATTCGCGGATTTTTATGCAAATGCTCCTCTAAGCATCCAAAAGTTTTCCCAATTGCACGCCCGCCAGTTAACCAATTCCATGTGAATCCCCGGCCGTAAATGGCCGGGAAATCCACATATCCGGATGGTAAATAGAGCGTCATTTTACACTAACGCGGACGACGGTATTCCCCTGTTTCGTTTCAGCCAGTTCAAATACAAGGCGCAGCTTTTCATCTGCCTGAGCATATTCGTCGCGCGCCGTCATAATATCGCCGTCAAAATCATCCACAATGCGCTGGAAAATTTTAGTTGCGACAAGACCGCCGTTGTAATATTTCATGTTATCTTCGGCGAACGTCAGTACAACGAATGCTTTGTCATCCAGGACTGCGAAATCGAAATCGGTAATCGTTACGCCGTCGGCATACCTTTTAATAATATCTTTAGTTTTGATCTGCTCACGTCCGGTCATCAGTTCGGACAGGACGGTCATTTTTTCAGCGGTTTTCTTAAAATTATACATTGTAAAATCTCCTATTCAAGCAAATAATTTATTTGTGTTAGATAGTCTGCATATGCTTTTGCAATAGAAATTGTATACTCACCATCGAGAATTGCCGCATTGCCGGGAACTAAAATTGTATGCCCATCGATTTCGCGATATTCCGGCATATGATCGTGGTAAACCACAATATTTTTTCCTGCTAATGTGAATTCAAATCCCGATTGAAAATTATCCAAACTTTGCAATTCCTTTGCGGCATATGTTTTAATGCGTTCAGTTTGCTGCTCGACTGGAAGTTTTTTAGTTGATACACCTGCACACGTTATTCCGAGAACTCCGTGTTTTTCATATGCATACTTTTTAGCTCCCAGCGTTATGAAATTGTCATAGGGTTCCTCGTTTTCAAAAACACCCATATAATGTCGCTTGCCGTTTTTGTCATCGGCATAGGATTCGTTGACTTTACATTTTTTAACGATTTCTTTATTCAGTTGACTGAATGAGTGTTTGCCGATATACTTGACACTATCAGTATCACAGTACACAAAATCTTTGCCTACAATATCGATTGCGTGCCGAAGTGATTCGCGTGTTCGCGCAGTTGTCCACACGCCAAATTGATATGGTAGAACTGTTTTTTGCAATCGGCCATCATCTTCCTGAACATACTCGTTCTCCTTGTATTGCCAATTATCAATATACGGGTCTTGCGCGCTCATACCATAAATAGCATTCAGTTTATTTTTACTTTTCATGTAAAAATATTCCTGACCCTCAACGCCCTTTAATGCGGTTTTTGCTTTATAGTATTCCTGCACAACTTTAACTAAACCTTTTGGAAGAATTCCATAAGTAGCGTCCCACAATTCCAGAATTTCGGCCGATTCCCAAGTGTAGTTATCTTTTACAATTTTATAATCGATATCTGTTAGCGCTGTTTCCAGCACGTTAGCACATACTACACGACCATTATCTAATACCCGTTCGCCTATAACTTTTACTTTTGCAAATGATAGATATGGTTCAGGCGGAAACGGGTCTTTTGAAAATAACTTTGTGAATCTAATCCGAAAAACTAATGCCTTTTTGTGTACAAATAGCAACTTTTCCATCTGCTCAAATGTAACATTTTCGCGTAATTTAAAAGAAGAAACTGGAAATTTTTCTATACATTGAACGCTCGGATAAGCTGAAGATTTGTCAACACTTTTAACATTTTTTAACACTTTTCCAGAATATGCGGGATTCGCATGAACATCACCCCCTCGGAAGGCATCTTTTAGTATGCGGTATAAATCTTCATTTGGGTACAGCGGTTTTAAATACTGTTGAAAGTACGCAACTGCCTTCCGTACATCTCGGCGCACATACCCGGTTGACGTTAATGGTATTGAATATAAGCTATCGCCATCTTTTTCCATTTGGATTCTCATTGCTTCTATCAATCCGACAACGTCATTTTCACAATAATTCAGTTGACTGAACGATAATTCCGTCCACGGATACCGCTTCGCTTTATAATCGAAATCGTCGCCCGACAACTTAGAATGCTTCGCTCCCATTTTATGGGAAAAAGCATCCAGTGACATATTTGTCTGTTTGTAAGAACATCGAAATTCTATATTCTGCCAACGTGCTGTAATTGGTTTCCGTTTTCCGACAAGAAAAACTTTTTGCCAATCAAAAAACCATCTCATAAATTGCCATTCATACGCTAAATTATGTACCCATACTATAAGTACCTGTTTCGACGGTAAATTGTCATTTATGCGTGTTAAACAATCTTGAAATTGTTCCCATGTTCGTCCAAATAATGTAACTCGATCTTCTAATGCAAACATCCATATATACATGGCGGCCTCAGGATGGTCTTTTCCTGTATCGATCAGAGAGGTTTCAATATCAAAGGCCGCCAATGTATGCGTGTAATATTCTTTGCGGTGCCCGTTTTTGTCACAGGTATCCGCGCCCCACCGGGCATGATGTTTAGAATCAGTTTCTTTTTCTAAATCTTTCAACGATGAAAAGTCGAAATTGTTCAAATGGTGTCAGCATTAAATTTCACCTCTTTACCATATCCATCCAACAAGGAAATGTAGTTTTCAGTTGCATCGTCCGTTGCCATATATGCAATTTTTGCAATATACGCGTCAAATTGTGCAGGATCATCAACGGAATCTAACATTTCATCTGACGGTATTGCGGCAAGCGAATCGCGCATAGCTTCCAATGCGGCAACGGCTTGTTCCAAATTATCTTCATTGATTTTGGTGTACCCGTGTTCGTGAAAAATTCTAATTTTTTCTGCACGGGCTTTTTTATAAGCCCTTATTGTTGTTGGTTTGCTCAGAAACTGTTGCATATCACGCAAAACCGAATCTTCAATTCCGCGCTCAACAGCTGCCTTTTCATTCGGCAGTCCGCCGATATTTTCATAGCGAAACAAGAAATTTGCAACCACATTTGTATAACCAATTTTATCTTGCAAATTTTGAATTCTCCGTTTCACTTTACGATATGCAGCAGTATATTCACTCGATTTCATAGCCATTCCCCTGCCATTTGTTATATCCCGCTTCTTGCCAATCACGATTGAAACAATAGTAATAAATATTCGACATATGTTTCTTATGTTTCGGCTCGATAAAAACGAAACCTTCACCATATAGTCCTCTATATGGAAGTAATTGTTCCTGCGCCGTGATAGAATAAGCTTTGGATTGTTTTTTTAACACAATTGAATCTACAGCAATAAATTCACACAAATCGAAAAAGCTATCCAAGGTAAGATTGTAATAGTGATAGAACAAAATTAATTGATGCAACTCGTCCGCTCCAAATTTTACAACGGATTCGTTTAGAACATCCAGGCATTTTATTATATCAATATCAATGCATTTACCCGTTTTTGTATAAAATCCATACATTGTATTATCACTCCTCAAAATATAGCAGATATAAATATTCTTTATTATCTGCTATAAAATTCCATTCAATTCCCGGTAATTTTAAGCAATTTTGCGAAATTGTAATAACACCCATTCGAGCAAGTATACAATCTATTTTTTCGGCAATTTCTCTAAATTCCCCGTCCGGATAGTTATTGCATAATTCTGTACAAACCGTTTCGCCATTATCGTCGTGAACTTCGATCACTTGAAATCGAATCCGCATTCTATCTCACATCCATTCAGTTGACTGAATCGAATCAGTTTCCGATTCAGTCAACCATTATTTACAATTTAGGACATTTGCAATCCGTAGATGTACTCGTCAGTTTCGATGTAGTATTTCGTGTCGGTCGCTTTGCAGATCGTCTTGATTTTTTCATCAGCGTTTCGGAAAATACATTCTTTGAGGTATTTTTCGATTGGCTCCAGCACGTTCCATTCGCGCCGCTCCTCATATTCTCCGAACCCAATACGCACAGCGACTTTGTAAATCTTTACCGTGTTTTTGCTGTCGGCGGATTCGGTCGAGTTGGCGGCTGTGGCTGTCTGCGCGTTGCCTGCATTCTCGGCGTCCTCGGTGCTACTATAAACCGCTTCGTGTTCCTCTGAAATCTGCGGGGTTTTCTGCTTTTTAACATAATTTCTCAATTCCTTTTGCGTCATATCCGGCGTGATATCGCCATTCTGAACTGCTTTTTTCAACGTATCCGGACCTAGCGAAAGCAATTCTGAAAGTTTCGTATATGTGAAATCATTTTCGCCATTTTTTAGAATGGTACTACCATCCGGCAACATATACATTTTCGCGATACGCAGCATATTACTGACAGTAACTCGCTTATATCCGAACATTGCGCCCGCAAACTGCTCGATGTTTTTATAGCCATCCTCAACAAACAGGCGCTTATCATCTACGATTTTCAGTACCTGAGCGATTGCATATGCGGCGCGATCACGGGTTTTTTCAAGTTTCACAATCTGTTTTGCTGCATTTTTCAACTCAGGGTTTTTCAAACTGTCGATTTTGGAAACTTCTACGATTTTCACATTTTTTTCTGTCATTGTTATTACCTCTCTTTAAATTTTCTGTTCATTCAGTTGACTGAATTTCTGTTCATTCAGTTGACTGAATTTCTGTTCATTCAGTCAACTGAACTTTTGCTTATCGGCTCAAGAATTGCGGCAGCTCGACCACCGCGGATTTGACGTACACGCGGATTCCAGGGATTCCCTGCCATATACCCGCATATGACATCGCGCCGCGAAGCGACTCGAAGTATCGTGCCCGGCACGACCCTGTTACAAAATTTACCATTTTCGCTTGATACAGTCTCAATCTTTGCATCTTTACCATCCTTTCTGTACCTCTCTGAGTACGTCTATATTATACCGCACGGTTATGAACTCCGTATGAACTGCTTATGAAACTTCTATAACATGTTTATGAACAGTTTGTGACGGTAGTATATGGTATCGCTGCTGTGTATTCCCTACCATGTATTCCCTACCATGTATTCCCTACCATGTATTCCCTACCATGTATTCCCTACCATGTATTC